GGCCTCGGCGGTTGCGGCCTCCGCATACAGCCTTCTAAAATCCGCTGCCGCCGGGTCGTCAGCCGACGCGCGATGAATAGTCCGCGCGGTGTCTTGCATGTGGTCGCGTCGGTTCAAAATTGTCGTTAGGTTGCCGTATGCCTGTTTGTAAGATGTTGGATCTGAAAGACCGGCAGATTTGCTGATCTGCCGAACACGATCCATCCAATTTGATCCGGACGGCGTTGCAATGTACGCTTGTTCGGCGTCGGCGGCGCGCTTATTCAACTCCGCGATCTTCGCCTCGTCTCGCACTCCCTTGTCCCTGAGCCTCTGCCCCCAATCCGATTGAATCTGATCGATCAGGTACGTCGGCTTACCCTCGTGCTTGACAATCGAGGTCATCATGTGGCCGATGATGTTTGGCTCGGGGAAGTGGCCGGAGCGGAAGGCATTGCCTTGACGGCCGCGCGTTGCTTCCGATCTGCCCGTAACGGCACGATTGTAAGCAATTTCGTGCTGCGCCTGCGTCTCGTTAGGATAGACCGACGCGCGGTCGCGGATATACTGCGCCTTGTCCATCACGTCGTCTGCAGGCAAATGCAGCACCGTCTCCCGGTACGTAGGGTTGGATGGGTCGAGGGAGTGGCGCTGCCACTTCGGGCCACTATTGCCGTCGGCGTTGGTTAAATCGTCGATGCGACTTTCCAACTCAGCTATCCGCTGTGCGTTCTGTTCGCCGCGAGGCAATCGTCTTTGCTCACGCAATTCTGCTTTCAGTGCATTATACTCAGATTTGTTCGAATCTACAGATGTCACCACCTCCCTAAGCCCCACCCTGTTCTTCGTCAGGTGGTCCACGATCTCGTCACGGGTGACTGACTTCTTGCCGTCGAGCGCGGCACGCAAGCCAGTCGCCTCGATCTCTGCATCGCGCGCCCCGCCAGCCTTCAACTGTGCCAGCATCTGTTCCGGCGTGCCCTTGGCCTGCTTCAGGCCCTTCGCCGATTCCAGCGCCGCAGAGTAGTATCCGAGCGCGTCGAGGTCGCGGCGCATCGAGCGGCCGGTCTCGCGGTCGGAGAGGGAGAACATCGGCTCCAACTTCGGCGCGACCGGCTTCCCGTCCTTGGCGACGATCTCGATCAGCTTGTCGTCGAACACGACGTAGTTGCGGGTGCCTTCGCCTTTGCCGCGTGAACCCCGATCGAGGTAGGCAATGCCGGCGATGCCTGCCGACTTTAGTGCGTCCTCTGACGCCCCCTTTTTGGTATAGTCGCGTGCGCTCTGCTGAAACATCTGCTGAGAAATGAAGTCCCGCATTGTGTCGCCGGTTGGCTTCGGCGGCTGGCGCGAGAGAAGTCCTTGCGCCGCACGCATCAATTCTGAGCCTGGAGTGTCTGGCGCTACGTTTGGAAACAGCGCCCTGACCTTCTCGCTCTGCTCGCTGAGCGGCTTGTCCCAATCGAGGAACTGGTCGGGCTCGGCGTTGATGCGGACCTCGTAGAGAGTACCGCGCTTCAACTCCATCCCGCCGGTGACGAACGCATCGAGTTCCGTTGCGGCTCCTTCGGCCTCTGATAGATCTGCCTGCCTGTTCCTGATGCGATTGCCGTAATCCGCTTCGATGCCAGCGCGGAACCTCTCATGCGAAGAAGCAAGCCTATCGCTGCGACCCTTCTCCAGGTCGGCAATCTCCTTCCGCAACAGATCGACGCCGATGCGTGATATACGGTGCATGTCCTGGAGATGCTGCGGATCGGTCAGGAAATCCCTGATCTGGGCATCGTCGTGAAATTTCGGTATTCCATCACCCGGAAGAGACGTGAACCGATACCGTTTTGCATTCCGCGTTGACATCCAGTTGAACTGTCCGGGCGGGGCTGACAGTCTGTTCTGGTAGCTCCTCGCGACCCCTTCGCTTTCGGCGAAGTACAGCCCATGCCCGAAGGCCTGCGCGCCCTCGCCGCTGCCGATCTTTCTCATGTCGAAGCGGTCGAAGTCGTGAGGCGAGCCGTGGAACGCGCGGATCGAGAACAACGGCACGCCGTTGACCTGCGTACCGTTCGGCAGCGTCACACCCTTCGCCGCCGCTTCCGCCATCGCGGCTTTGCCTTCGGCAACCGCCACGCGACGCTGTGCGACATCGCCGTCGATGATCGCGCGCACGATATCCTCGCGCGACCGGAACCCATAACCGTCGAGCAGCGCCTTCAGCCGCTCCAAGAACTGCCGGATGCGCTCGACGATCGTGTTCTCAGGCCCCTTCGCATCACCCTTGATGCGGGCCTCGATCAGGGCGGCGGCGGCTTCCTCGTCGATCAGGGCGTCGAGACCGTCGCGGTTCTTGTAGGCCTCGCGATAGCGGGCCTCGTCGTCCGGCTTCAGCACGCCAGCCTCGCGAGCGAGCGCGGCCAGTGCCTTCACCTCGTCGGCCGTGAGCAGTCCGTGCGCCACCAGCGCGTGCACCGCCTCGTGTCCCATCTTCGCGGACGGGTCGATGGCGTGGATCGCGATGCGGACCAGATCGGCATTGCGCTCGTATGAGCCGTCGAGCTGATAGCGCGTGCCATCCTTCCCGACGTGCACCATCTGCTCGTCGGGCAGTGCCTCGACCTTGGTCCCCTCCGGCAGCATCCTCCGGCCGAGCGCGAGCGCGTGTTGCACGGCTCGGATCACGTCCATCTGCCGGCGCTCGGCAATGCTGTCCATGGCGATGCGGTAGAGCGCGGCGGCACCGGCCGGATCTGGGTGCGTCGTGGCCGTCAGCTCGGCGAGGCGGGTCTCTGCCTCGTGGAGCTCGGCGCGTTTCTTGGCTAGGTCGGCGAACGAAGCCATGAGCTTCGGCCCTAGCGTGTCTGAGAACTGCGCGTTGACAGATCTTACCGCCCCTCGGTCGTTCGCCGTGTCAAACACGGCGACAATCGTCGAGTCCTTTCCGGCAATGAATTTGGTCTTTGCCTTGAACCCATCATAACCGTTGTCGCGTAACCACTGCTGCACCGCGGGTGTCTCGACCACCTCCCAACTGCCGCGCCTGATAGCGCCAGCAAGGTCATCGCCGACGCTTGCCATGGAATGCAATTGGCCGCGGATCGTGCTCTCGTTCTCGGTGAGAAACGCGGCGATCTCATCGGCGTACTTCGACCCGTCGAACAGGCGAACATCCCGCTTGAGGTACGTCGGGATCATCCGGCCGTCCTCGCCGGATGCCCAAAAACCTGCCAGGTCAGGGTCGTCAGACAGGAAAACCATGCGCGGCCTGTCGCGCCAGTAGCTTCCTTGCGTCTCAGCCCGCTTGTTGATGACGCCGGCAGGATCGAATGCGTCGAATGATTGCCGCGTCCCGTGGTAGTAGACGGTGCTCGTGTCGAATCCTGCGCGCTCGGCCCTCGCCTTGCTGCCGGCGTCAGAAGCTATCGAGTAGAGCTTTTCGCCTTCCGTGCCGCGAGCAGGCGCTTCACCACTTTCTGACCGGCGAGTGCTTTCTGCTTCGCGGAACTTGGCGCGGATTCCGTCTTCGGTGTCTGTTTTCCTGATGCCGAATTGGTCAAGGTCGGTCTCCATCTGCCGCATTGTAGCGATGTCGTCCAGTATCGCACGGTCGGCGACACGGACAACACGGTGTCCGCCGACATCATCGGCGATCAAGTTAAGCAGGTCGCTGATCGTCGGCCGTTCGACGCCTTCAAAAAACCCGGCCTCCCACGCCCTGAGCGCAGCATCGTCCAGCGACAACCCCTTACCTGATATCAGGTTCTTGGCGCCGAACGAGCTAACCTCGCCGTTTTCGTCACGAATCCTGCCCTGGTCGATCAGGAATGCCGACAGCCTTTGAGGCTGCTTGATGCGGCCGGTCTCATTCACGTATCGCCACATATCGACGATGGCGTCAACATCTTCGGCCGTCATCGGCTCGCCCGTTTCCGGGTCGGCAAACTTCTGTTCAGAAGGCTTAGTCGGTTGGGTAATGGCTGTGCTATCAGATGCGATGTTCTTCCGCGCCGCCAGCGCACGCTCCTCGTAGCCGGCCACGATGTCGCCAACCTTCCATCGAACGCCGCCGACCTGCAAGTCGTTCACGGCCCCGAGCGACCACCGCGACCACGCCGCGTAGTCGCTCCCAGGCTCCGGCATCGTATCGAGAACGTGCTTGGCCTGGCGTGCATCCACGCCACCGCCATCAACAATCTCTTGCAGCCAGTCCCGCACTTCAACTTCGGCCGAGGTGTAGGCGTTTGCCGCCTTCTCCTCCAGCTTCGCGATCTCGCCCCTCAGCGTCTCGACCTTGGCGCTGAGCGCCTCGCGCTCCTCCATCGGCGCGCGGGCCTTGGCAGCAGCCTCGCCGGCCTCGGTGCGCAGGGCCTCGACCTCGGCAGCAGGATCGAGTTGATTTTCCCCCGACTTTGGCAACCGTTCGCCAGGATCGTGGGCCAGCTCGTCGAGCAGCGCCTTCGCCTCGGCGACGGAGGCCGGCCGCTCGCGCGCAATGTCGTCGAACGCCTGTGCGTGCCGCTCCGCCGGCACCGTCTCGGCGATGTGTGCCGCGACCTCGCCAGGCACCTCACCGGCGGCAACGCGCGCAAGCTCGTCCGGCGCAAGCCTCGACATCGCCAGCGCCTCGGCGTGGCGGCCGATCTCGGGATTGAGCATCGGCTTCAGATCGGGACGGCGGGCGACGATCGCCGCCATCTCCACCGTCGATGCCGTGCCGGTGAGCCGCAGCGCGTCGGCGACCTTCGGCCCCTGCTCGGGGTCGGCGAGCAGTTTGCCAACGTCGTCGGCCAGCGCCTTCGCCACCACATCCGGCTTGGCGTCGGCTTCCTTCAGCGCGGCCACCGTGCGGCGCACGAGCGCCTCAACAGCCGGAATGCGCGCATCGACCGCGCGCTCGACCATGGCCGACAGCCGCGGCGCCACGGCATCGAGCGCCGGGCCGGCGGCAGCCATGACGCGCGCCACATCGACATCCGAAAGTGCAGGCTCAGCTGGCGACCGCATGCGCTCGATGTCGCGCGCCAGCCGATCCGGCTCGGCGGCGTAGCGGCCAGCCATGAGGTTGTCCATCACCCGCATGCCGTCCGAGCGGGCGACACCCATCGCATCGAGGCGAGCGAGCGCCTCGGCATCGAGCTTGCCGACCGTCTCCATGTGCTCCAGCGCACCGCGCGTGGCTGGGTCCTCGATGGCCCCGGTCTTCTCCAGGATTTCACGAGTGGCGGCGAGGTCGCCCTTGCTGGCCTTGTCGATTGTCTCCGGGCTGATGTCAGCCATCTTCTGCGGGCGCGGCGCAATCTCGGGCTGCGGCACCGCGTCGAAGATCAAGCCACCCTGACCGGCGTCGGTGCCGCGCAGCTTGCGCACGCCTCGGGCCGCCCCGCGAACGGCGGCATCGAGAACGAACCCGCCGGCAGCAGCGCCAGCGACCTCCTCACCGATCACGTCCCAGCCATGCGGCAGCCCGGCCGCCTCGTAGTCCTTCTGCTTGAGGTAGGAGAGCGGCAGTTGCCCGACGGCGTTGGTGACGGCGTTGGCGGTCGCCGCCTTGAGGACGCTGTTCGCCTTGCCGGCGGCGCCGAAGCCGAGCAGGTTCACGGATGCGTCGATCGGACTCGTGAACGACGCGGCGATGTTGGCGGCGAGCTGCGTCCCCGTGCGAATGGGGCTCGTCGCGGCGTTGTAGGCCAGCGCCTGCGCCCCGGAGACGAACCCGCCGACGATCGGAATCTTGTGGCCTGGAAACTGCGCCGGCTCGGCCAGCTGAAAACGGTCGCTCATCTCCGACGTGCGCTCGCGAACCGCCTTCATAGCCTCGAACGTGCGCTTGCCTGGAAGGGCGATCATCTCGTCCCAATCGAGCGCGTCTGGATGCGCCTTGCGCAGCGCGTCGACCTCGGATCGCCAAGCCTGGAACGAGTCGGTCGTCTCAATGTCGCGGCCCCTCAGCCACGTCGCGCGCACCACGTCCATGGCCGATCCGGCGTTCCAGTCCATCGGGTTGACGAGCCGCTTCCCGGTGGCGGCATGGATCTTGTCGTTCACCTCGTTCAGGGCGCCGTGATAGCCCATGATCGTGGCGTCCTGATTGGACACCTTGGTCGTGTCGCGCCAGTTCTGACGAAACCAATCCCCCGCAGTCGGCAGCGGATCGGTTTCGAGCGACGCTTTCGACAGCACGACGCCCTTCTGGGCGCCGCGCCAGTCTCCAGGCTCCATGTCGTCGTGGTATTCAAAGCTCATTCATCTCACCTGCCGACAAGAGATGGATCGCGTTTCGCCAGATCGCCGATGATGTCGCGCACGTCGATCACGATCGGCACGCCCTTGGCGCTGAGCGCATAGACCGGATTGCCCGCGGCATCCTCGCCGGCCTTGAGCAGGTAGGCCCCTGCCACGGGAGGCGCACCTTTCGGGCCGACCGAGACCCATTGCATCGCGCGCACCTCGGCGACCGAATACGGATTGCCGCGCTCGTCCACCGGCTGCGCTCCGATCTTGGCCAGATCGGATGCCGTGATCGCGCTCTTCATCGCGTCGAACTTCTCGGTGACGATGCCGGGCGGAACGAGAACCTGCTTGTGTCGCCGACCGTCGAACCAACCGTCGAACTGGTAGCCGAGCCCGCCGAACGTCTGCCCCGTGCGCGCGTCCTTCGTCTGCCCCATGATCCGATGCATCACGTCGTCATAGGTGCCCTTGTCGAATGTCGTCAGCCCCTTGGCCCTGGCCTCGTACTCGTAGACGAGCCCGGCGAGCGCCTGCACGCTGTCCCGCGCTGTCGGCGCCGTCTTCAGCACCTCCGCATAGTCGCCGACCTCCGCAGTGACCTGCGTGCGGTCGATGGTCGGCTTGAAGTTCTCGCCCATGCCGATGCGCCATTTCAGCGCCTTGGAGGCTACGTCTAGTGTTGCAGGATCTGCCTTCGACGCGACCAGATGCCCGACCGCCGCCACCTCCGGCGCGTCCTTGCCGGCGATCTCCCGGAACACATGCCCGGCGTCGACCCCGGCCGACTCAGCTTGCGCCGCGATCCGGCCCATCATGTCGAGCATGCGGGGGCCGCCTACCTTGAGCGCGTCCTTCAACGCATCGCGTTCGGGCGGCGTGAACGCCTGGATCGGCTGCTTGTAGTAGCCGGCCACGCCGTTCGCGACCCGCATCCGATCCGCGAGCTGCCGGTCGATCTGGTCGCTGTTCCAGTCCAGCCGTTCAAGCTCCACCTTGCGCACGAGGCCAGGGTACTGCTGCATGGCCTCCTCCGTGCGGCCCTGGCGGATCAGGTCGAAGGCCGCCTCGCGGTTGCGGCGCCATGCGGCTTGCTGGCCAGGATCGAGATTCGCGTCCACTTTGCCATCCGTCATGTCGACGGCAATGCCGGCTTTCGCGGCCCGCCCGAGCGCGTTCTCGTTCACCTCTTTGCGGGCGGCGACGGCCAGCTTCTCGAGATGCTTGACGCGATCGTCTTCATCTTTGGTGCCGCCGCGCTCGTCGAGCATAGCCCGCTGGCGCCGAGCAAATTCATCGATCTGCTCCGGTAGCGCCGCCCTCGACTGCTTGGTGATCTCTGCCCGCGCCAGCATCTCGCCGTAGGCGGCCGTGAGCGCCGGGTCTTTGTAGCCCCTCACCCTCCGGTCGAGTTCGTCGATCACGTCCTGGCGCGGGAGCACGCCGTCAGCGCTCGCCGCCATCTGCTTGGTGATGACGCCCTGCGTCGTCGCGATCTTCTTCGCCCACTCGCCGTCGATCTGGTTCCAGAGCGCCTTGCGCTCCTGGAGCGTCAGGGTGGAGTAGGGACCGGCGTAGCCGTCTCCGCCATGCATCGGCTTTGTGTCGGCAACGCCATCAGGAGCCAGGAACGCATGGCTACCGTCGCGCGTGATCACACCGCGGTACTCGCCCGTCTTCGGATCGAAGCCAGTCCATGAACGCCAAGAGCGGTATTTTCCAGGTTCGCGCGCTTCCAGCGCGAGCATCGTTCTCTCGTGCGCGAGGAAGTGCGTAGCTCCGTTCACCGGGTCGGCTTCCTTGCCGGCGGCGCGGCGCCGCGACCACTCGGTCAGATCGGCGAACTCCTTGCGCTGCATCAGTTGCCCGATACGGGCCTCCTGCGCCGGCTCGATCGTCGGCTGGTAGATTTTCTGGCTGACATGCGCGCCCAGGTCCTCGCCGTTCTTTGCCGCTCGGTTGATCATTGCACCGAGCGCGTTGCGGGCGTCCTCCGGCCGCGCCCCGTCCGCCTCCATCAGCGCCATGAGCGCAGCCTTCTGGTGGCCATCGAGCTTCTGCCATTCTGGATTGCGCGCGGCCCATCCCGCCGCTTGCCCGATCTTGCCTGCACCCGGCAGAATGGAGGACGAGCGCTTGTCCGGCAACTCCGGCCCGATGTCCCGCTTCAGCGCATCGCGGTCCTCGGCGGACTCGATCTTCATGCCGCGCGAGATGATCGCCGTCTTCTCGATCTCGACGCCGTACTTCTTCGCCAGCCGATAGCGCTCGGCCGGCGGAATCGGCGCGGACATGATGATGTCGCGGCCTTCGGCTTGCTTCTCGTCCTTGCGGCTCGGGTCGGCCTCGACGAACGAGCGAAGCTGTCCGAGGGTGCTCTCCAGCCCCTCGACGGTCGCCTTGTCCTTCTCGGCCCATTCGTAGCGCTGCGCACGCTCAGACAGGCCGAGCTCGTGCTGCTTGAGCGCGAGGCCGACCCGGTTGCGCATCGACGCCGGAATGTTGGCGTCGCGCTCGCCGACGAACTCCCGCGCCAGCCGCTCATATTCGGCTTGCCAGCCGGATGTAAACCCGTCGCCACCGGGAGGCATTCGGCGCTTGTAGTCCTCCAGCGCCATCTCAGTCTTATACTTGAAATCAAGCTCCTTCTTCTTGGTATCGAAGTCGTCGACCGAGGCTTGGTCGGCGAGGTAGGCACCGAAGCCCTTGGCAGCCGCGCCGATCCCTTCGCCGATGGCCTGCATGCCACGCGCCTGCGCCGCATTGCCGGCGTCCACGGTGCCCCACGCGAGGCCGGGGACGCGAATGTCCTGCGACGTGCCGTTGGCCCGCACGCGCGGAAGTGATGTCTCGTCGGGGAGCTTCGGCATTCAGATCACCCGTATCCCGTTGCGCCCTGCTTGCCATACCCGCCGTAGCGGGCCTGCATCCTCGAATTGTACATCGTCGACATGCCCTGCCCGACCGAGCCGAGCATGCCGCCGATCATGGTCATGGTCGCCCCGCGCCGGGCCTGCCCGGCCGAGAACGACGCAAGCTGCGCGTTGCTGTCCGCCTTCCACAGGTTCATGTCGGACTGGTATTTGATCGCATCGGCCTTCTTCTGGCCTTCGACCTGCTCACGCGCGGCGTTGTTCTGCCCGGTGCCCTCGATGTCGCGCCAGATGTCCATGACGGTCGGATCGGATGCGTTGCCGCCGCCGGCCGCCGCAGACGCGATCAGCTTGGATTGCGTAATCCGCATCTCCCGCAACCGCTCCGAGGCATTGTGCTGGGCTGCGGCCATCTCCTCGTTCTCGCGCCGCTTGGCCCACAGGGCCTCGACCTGGGCCGCCTGCACGCCAGCCTGCGCTTCGGCCTCCATGCGCGAGGCGGCACCCTTGGCGGCGCCCGCTTGCCCAATCGCGCTCACCGCCGCGGATGCGGCGGTAGCGGCAGCCATGATGATCTCAGGCCCCACGTTTCCATATCCTCAGAGAGGTGTCGCCGTCAGCCTCATCCGTCTCGACGAAGCCGAGCCCACGCAACAGCACATCGGCCCCGGTGATGCGCGGATCGGCCAGCGCGTGCAGCACGAGGCCGTGCTCGTCTGCGAACGCCATCAGATCGCGCGCCGCCCGGATCATCGCCCTGGTCGCCTTAACGCCGGGAGCCCGGTCGAGGCAGACCCACCACGCGGCGTCCCGCCGGTAGATGCCGCCGATCCCGTCGAGCATATAGCCTCGGTCCTCGACGTAGCCGGCAGCCAGCGGCCAGCGCGCCGGCTTGCCGTAGAACCGATAATAATCATCCTCAGTTGCCACCCTTAGGGGCATCGTCCCTCGTCTCGATGTCGATCACGACAGCCTGGACCGTGCACGGGCCTTCGGAGCTGTCGGCCGAGATGTAGAACCGCGCATCAGGCCCCCACGCACCGGGCACCGGGAATGGGCCATCGTCGAAGTGCTCGAAGAACTGGTTCGGCGTGCGCTCGGCGCCGTTGACGATTTCCGGCATGGGATCGGTATTGGCAGCGTCCGATCCGACGCGCAACCCGTCGAGGCACGATCTCGACAGGACAAGACCGAGCTGCTTGACGATTTTCGTCTGCCCGACCGCGCTTCCGAGCTGGGCCGCATAGGCCAGCTTCACCGACTTGAACGTGTGCGGCACGTTCTTGCCGATCACCACCCGCGCATATGGCGCGGCGAACGTGTAGGAGCCGCCGGCCGAGATCGTGATGTCGTCGCGCCGCTGCCCGTCCGCCCACACCTGCACCGACTGCCCGGCGAACCGCTCCAGACCCGAGACCGTCGTGACGGACCCGGTGAACACGGTGCAACTGTCGAGCAGCGTGCATGTGTCGACGGCCTCCTGATCTGCCTCGATCCCAAGGCGCTCCATGTAGCGCTCTGTCGTGTTGCGGCGGACGATGAAGTAGACACGGTCTTGATCGTGCCGAGGCTCGACCTCCACGTCCTCGATGAGGCCGCCTGCGGTTTCGAGCACGGTGAACGCAACGACCTTGTCGTCCTTCTCGAACGTGACGACTGCGCACGTCCCGTCTTCGAGCAGGGCATAGAGCCGCGTCATCGGCTGCTGTTGAACGGCGATCCGCACGACTCCTGGCTTGCACGCGGACGGGTTCAGGCGGGAGATGTCGGCCGACCGATAGCGCGTCTCGGACGGCGGCACGCTGATCTCGTAGAGCCGATTGCCGGCACGCTGCACAAAAAACGCGCCGTCGTCGTGGGCGACCGCCTGGATGTCGTCCGACCCGCGGAAACTCGCCTTCGGCACAGTCCAAGCCGTCGGCGTGATCGCCTCGCCGAACTCGCTCGCCTGGATCGACGCCTCGAATGCCGCCGTCCCGATCAGCAGGCGCTGCATGGATAGAGCCCAGAGCACACCATCCGATGCGCCAGAGCCGACTGAGCGCGTGATGGGTGCCGAGTCCCCCTCCACCGTGTCGTCATAGTTGGTGTAGTCGTCGACCACGCTCGCATAGGCCATGTCGCCGCGGAACATATACATGCGCCCGTCGTGGATGATCGGCGTCCTTGGGTGCCCGCGCACGTCTGAGAACTCGCCGATCCGCCAGTCCCGCGCCGGGCTCGTGTTGCCGAACGAGGCGATCACCTCGGCCTGGGCAACCGTCGTCGACGTGTAGCCGGTGATCCGCGCCATGCCGGTCGCCGCACCGCTGTCGTGCCGGATCGTCACGACAGCCGACCCCGACGTGTAGGCGCTCACGCGGAATCGATAGTGCCCGGTCACGTTCTCCAGGTTGTCGTTGATCTTCAGCTCGGCCTGCGCTGCCGTATAGGTCTTGTAGGTGGCCCAAACGGTCGGCTCTCCAGCCTGCAGCGACCGCTCCAGCACGATCGTTCCAGTCAGCCCGGCCGCGATCGTGATGTAGAAATCGCGCTCACCCGTGATGCCGACGATAGACACGTAATCCGTCGTCTGGTCGGCACCGTCGAACGTCTGCGTGATCGTCTTGCCGACCTGCGGCACCTCGACGAGGGTGCCGACATGACCAGACTGCCAGAACGCATCCGACGTGGTGAGCGTGATGTTGCCGCGTAGCGCGCTCGCCGTGATCGTCGTGTTCCGGTTCGGAACCACGGTGAACGGGCCGTTGTCGGTGTAGTGCGTGACGATCGACCAAGATCTGTCGCCGCGGTGCTCGATGCGGCGCGGCCAGACCTGCCCGTCGCCGAAGAATATCAAATCGATCTCGGACCAGTTGCGCAGCTTCTGCACCGCATCCCAATCGTAAGGCGTCGGCAACACGAGATCCCCCTCGACGTTGCCGATCAGCGTGCTCTCGAACTGGATTTGCGAAACAGAGCGAGTCACGTCGTCGGACGTGTAGAGTTCGACGAAAACGCGATCCGTGCTCGCGTCAGGCGTGATCGCGAGTTTGTGCGTTCCCTCATCAAGGCGCTGGTCTGAAATCAGGTCTTGCCCGCCCTCGATGGTGCCGCATCTGAAATACACCGGGCCACGCGAGACGACGATGCGCAGGATGTTCGCTTTCGCGCGGTCGTCAACGTTGATGTTGACGGACTGCCGGAGCCGCGCTGTTGCGGTGCGGGTCGCCACGAACGACAGCGATGCACCGAACGTCGCCGTCGCGGTGCCCGACGATGCGTTGGCCCATAGGTCATCGCCGATCGTGGACCCGACGACCGGCACCTGAACGATGGAGCCGTCGAGAGAAACGCGCATCTCGCCGGCCGAGAACAGCAACAGGTAGCTCGTGCCGATCTCGCGAACGTAGCGGAACATCTTGACCGGCAGATCGCCATGGCAGCGATCCCGCATCTCGAGGCCGGGCCGCAACGACATCGGCCCCAGCACCTTCGGAAACCAGTTGGCGACGGGGTGCTCGCCGCTGATCCGCATCTTCTCCAGATCGACGCGCGAGAGCGCCTCGATATCGACGCCGCCAGCATTGAGGGCAAAGGCGAGCTCGTCCCTGCGGGCCATCAGCGACGGCCACCATAGTAGGAGCTGCCCATGCGCGCGCGCGCCCATTCACCCGGCGACAGGCTCACCGGATACTGCTGCACGGCGTCCTTCATGCGGGCGTCGGAGAGAGCGCGCGTGAAGTAGGCGTCGAGGCTCTGGCGGATGCCGTTAGACGTGACCTTGGCGCGACCCTTGGCCGTCTCCTCGATCACCATCTCGGGCGCGACGGTGAGCGCCAGCCTGGATGCGACGACCTCGAGGAACGTCGCCGGCCAGTTGTCGGGGTCGGTCGCGTCGTCGTCGTCGGACACGTATTCGAGGACGACGTTCTCTGAGTTGACGTAGATTGCGTCCTTCATGATTTGATACGGGATCTCGTCGCGGTTGTTGGCGTCCGCCTTGATCCAGATCTTGTGCACGAAGTCGTCCGGCAGATAGTGGCCGTAGTCCCAGCCGTCCATGTCCGGCAGGCTCGATGCCGCGCTCTCGGTCGCCGGTGCCACGGCGTAGCCTTCGACCAGATCGCCGTAGGTGTCGCCGGGAACCGCCGCAGACCCGCCCGTCAGCAGCGCGCGGCGCGCGGCGAAGTTCCAGGCCCCTTGCTCCAGGCAATACTTGATCGTGTGGTCCCACGCCTGTTGCATGTTCCAGCGCAGCTTGTCGGCCTGGGAGTGGATGGCGACCGAGCCTGAGAGCGCCTGCCCCATGATCTCCAGCGCGCGGCGCATCACCGGCTGCCGCTCGGCAGGGATTGCGGCGTTGGTGAGGAAGACGTTCTCGAACGCCTCGGCTTCCGAAAGCGCCTGCTGGAGCTTGCCAAATACGCCGTTGGTGGCGTCGTCTGAGCGCGCAAGCTTGGGCCCGACGAGCGAGGCGAGATAGAGCACCAGCGCCCGCGTGAAGTGCGGCGGCCAGTTGACGGGGTCGTAGTTGTCGGCGTGGTCCGAGACGTACTCGATCAGTGCCGACGATACGAAACCGTAGATGACGGCTCCGGCCTCGGCGTGGTCGATCTGGTGCGCGTCCGCCGCGCTAGCCTTGATCCAGCACTTGCGCAGGTAGTCGGCCGGTCGCGTAAATCGGTAGGTGTAGGGCGGATAACTCGTGTCGGAGACGCCGGACAGCGTTGCCCGGCGGCGCGCGAAGTTCCAGTCGATCCGCGATAGCACGTATTCAACCGCGTGATCGAACGCGCCGTTGAGCGTCGTGAGCGAGGTATTGACGGTCACGAGGTTGGCGAGGGGAGCGGACCCAAGCTCGCGCAGCGCCTCGTTGTAGACGATCAGCTTGGACGTTGCGGCCATCAGGGTATCCACCAATCCGGCATAGATACGACGCTAGCCTGCTCGTTGGCGATGCATGGGTAATAGCCAATGTCCGTTAGGATCAGTGCCAGAGAAGCAGAGTCTATGGCGCTACCGTCCTCCCAAGTCGGAAGCTGCGGCCACCACACCGCTGGAACATCCATGATCGGCAACGGATCAGCCTCTTGGAGCATGTCGACTACCGCACTAGGCTCGTCATCCGTCTCGAACGGCAAGATCAGTATGTGCGTCATTGGTTCACCTCCGGTGCGATCGAAAACTCTATCTCGCACTCGCCATTCCGAAGTGGGTTTACCTGCATGACGAGGCGTCCGCCCTTTCCTTCCATGTTCACATGAACGACTAGCCTTCCGCCATTCATTCTGCACAATTCTGCAATGGCCTCGCGGTAGAGTTCATGGCGCTTGCCGGATGAAATATGACGTGTGCGCATCACCACGGATAAGGGTCCAGCAGCATGTTGGCCGTCAGCAGACGTTGGTTTGACGGAGCCGCGCTGAAATTCGCCCTCAATCGGCTCGGCGTAGCCGTGCCCTGCCAGCCCTTCATAGAGAACTGCCGCGAGCCATACGTAACCGCAAGTTCTCCGTATGAGCTACCGCCTGCATCTGGCGAATCCCAGCTCGATACGGTGGACGTTGTCGCGCTCTGAGCAGCGACCCCGACGAAGAACTCGCCATATACCGCATATGTCGTTGTGACTATTGGGCTGCCTGCGGTCACAAGCTCGGACGCTGTCGGATTATAAGCGGCTATCCACTCATAGAATGCAACACCTGCTCCAAGCATGGCGCCGGAAAACGTCACGTCTACGGTGTACGTCCCGAGACACTCTCCGGCATCGATGCCGTATAGTCCGACAGCCAGCACCGATGCTGAGGCATTCGCGGTTTTAATCTCAGTCGCCGCAACAGCCGCCCCGCCGTCGAAGTAAAAATTCATGCCCGTGATGGTTCGCGACGCGCTACCAGTCCCAACGGCTGCGGCTACGATGTAGCGCCTCGGCACTTCCGTGCCTGGTAACGTGATCGCGAAGCCTGCACCCGCATTGTTAAACGTGTATGTGGTCAGTCCGGATGACGACCCTTCACCGCGAAGAGGATTGATCGGGATAGCACTGCTGAATGGAACACGACTCGCACCGAACCCGCCAGACCTTCCCACTGTCAGCGGCATGGCTCAGTTGTCCGTGTTCGCGGCGTCGGTGTAGATGACCTCGACGCCGACGAGCAGGGCGGCGGCGGTCGCCGTGTCAGGCACCGCCGTTGCCATGCGGGCAATCTGGAACGTGACGAGGTCGTTGACCTGCGGACTGCCCGCGATCACCAGGGACGAGCTTTCCGATGTCGTAATGTTTACCCCTATCGAGAACGACGTGACTGTCGTGGTCACATCCTGAGTTGCAGGAGAGGCGTCGATTGCCTCTCCTGATCCGCAGGCGGTAGCACCCAGGCGCCACAGAACCGCGCCCGTGCTCGCTGCGGCATTCATGAACACGACGCGGAACGTCACCGACTGCCGGTCCCAGGCATTCGGCATCTTGACCGAGCACCAGGCGTAGTTGTCCACGGTCGCCGAGAAGCTGAGCACCGGGAACGTCAGGTCGTTGGCGCCGGAATCGAAGTTGGTCGTCGTCGCAGCCGCCGTCTTCGACCCCGTCGTCACCGCACGCCATGCGCCGGCCGGAAGCCAAAGCGACTTCTTTCCGGCACCGATGTACTTCATCAGCACCTTCTTGACGGTGCCTGCGGAAGCATCCCAGGCGAGAACGTAGTCGTCGGCCATGACCGGCGACGAGTCGGCGGTCAGCAGGTTCAGCACCTTGAGGATGTCTTCGGCGACCACGTAGCCGTTGACTGTGCCCGACACGTCGTAGACCGGGAACCGATCGAGCGTGGCGAGGCCGCCAGATACAGCGGAAAGACCTGCGATATCCATGCCAGCCGACGCCGGAAGCTGGGCCGTCGGCACCTTGCCGCTGCCGTCAAGAGTCGCAACGCCGTTGGCGGCACCGCGCTGCGTCAGTGGCACCTTGAGTGCATCGAGCGCTGCAAGCGCGTTCAGCGCATCAGTCACCTTCGCCCCGGAGACGCCGGACTGGTTGTCGACGCTGCTCGACCCGAACGGATAGACCGTCTTGGCGTCGATCTCGGCCTTCGAGTACACGTCGAGATGCCGACGCAAACCGGCCGCACCCTCGGCCGTGAGCAGCGGCCAATTGGCGATGTCGCTCGCCGAGCCAGAGCCGTCGTAGACGCGCACCTCGCCCGGCGTATCGGTGACACCGGCCTCGACCTTGAGCCACAGCTTGGTGACGCCGTAGCCGGTCAACACCGTTGGGTCAGTGCCGCCGCCCTTGAATATCTGCACGATGCCGGCGGCGGCGAGTGTGATGATCGCTTTCTCGATCGCCCAAAGCCTGCCGCGCGCCGACCTGTCGTCGGCCGAGACAAAGTAAGGGTCCTGCTCGGTGCCGTCGTAGAGATCGAGGGCCATGCTCACGCCTTCCTGATGCCAAATGAAGTGACGATGCCAGCGTCCACATTGCCGGTGGACCACGCCACGCGCACGCGATCCGCAGATGTCGCGTTGGAACCGCCAGCCACTCCGAAACCTATAGAGCTTGGGAACGTCGCTCCGGACGAGCACGACGCGAACATGCGTCCAGCCGAACGCTTGGCCCCTGACATGCCAAGGATGAAATCGGCCCGACCGCTCGCTATGTCCGATGCCGCCGTAGCGAACATCGAGACCCCATCCGGGTTGACTGCCGTCAGAGTAACGATCGCCGCCGATGCGTTGCGAAGCGTTGCAACGAGGTTTGCCGCGGCCGTTCCTGACAGGTCGCTGAACTCGACCCACACTGCCTCGTAGGTATCGGCAGAGAACGTGTGCTCGACGTAAGACACTGCCGACGTAACCTCGGTCTGGGCCATCCGATCGATGACTGCCGGGATCGCCGCAACGGCAACAGCGGCCGACTGAGCAGCCGACAGTGCCGCTTTGGCGATGGCGTCCGTGCTCTTGCTGAAACGCACGTCACGCCTGACCCCGTAGAGCGGCATCAGGCGGCCTTCTTCGGCTGCGGCGGCGTCATCGGCCGCACATGAGCGCAGGCCGCATCGATGGCGTCGAGCCGCGTCGGCAGGCGCTCGGCGATGACAGTGCCGTCACCGAACAGCGCACGCCAGCCGGCCTCGGTGATGAACTCGACCTTTACGCCGTCCGGCGCCTTGCGCGCGGCGTCCTTCGCGTCGGGCTGCCACTGCGACAGGACGCGGAACTTCATCACCGTAGGCGTGGCCTGGAGCACACGAACGCTCGCCTCCCACTCGCCGTCTTCGGCGACGAGATCGATGGTGGAGAGGATGCGGTGCTCCAGCACCTTCCAGGCGTTGCGCCAGTACGCCGGCGAGGTGGCCTCGGCGAGACCGATGCCGGCCGGAACGCGGACGAAGAACGATACGGCGACGCTCGATCGCTCTTTGATGTCGTGCGGGGTGAGTGCTGCGGGCTGCAATTGGTCCTCCGAAGGGTTCGGGGCGGGAGACCATCCCCCGCCCCGGATGTCATCAGGTCGCCGTCAGAGACACGGCGCCGGTCGTCGTGTTGGCAGTCGAAACGAACGCCCAGGCGCAGTCCGTGACTGTCGCAGGCGGGCTGCCGTTGGTCGTGAGCGCGCCGACGACGCGGATCAGCACCTGATCGCCGATCTGCATGCCGCGGCCGGGCGTGCTGTTGGTGCTCGACGACGTGCCGTCGGAGATGTAGCCGGCGCCGGTGGCCGTCGCCACGGAGTCCACCGTGTCGAGCAGCCACTCGTTGTAGACGCCGGATCGGGTCTGCTTGAGACCGGCAGTTGCGTAAGCCATGATCAGTTCTCCTTCGGATCAGGAATCGTTGTGCGTGACCTTGATGATCCCGCCGTTCTGCAGAATCTTCGCCGCCGCCTTCACAGTGCCGCTGGCGAACCAGTAGTGGTGCTGCTTGTCGAAGTCTGCCGTGTACATCATCTGCCCCGACGGGCGGGCGCAGCCGAGCGCGTTGCGGTGGTAGAGGAACGTCGTGCAGGTCGCGGTGCCGACGCCGGGCAGCAGCGGCGAGACGCACCAGCCGACGTTCGCCCACGTCTTGATCTTCTTCTTGTTCTCGAACCCGTTGCCGCCGGACGCGAACGGCTTGGAGTCGATGTAGTCGGCCGACGTGTACTGGTTCAGCGTGCCGAGCTTGCCGTTCATCTTCGGCGAGATGACCCAGGTCACATCCTCCGGGTTTACCGGGATCTGGCCCTGCTCCAGCGTGGCGATGATCTTCGTCACCGTGTCGACATCGACCGTGATCGCCGTGCCGGAGTTCCACTGCGTCGTGGCGTTGTTCAGCTCGGCGATGTAGATGCGATCCAGCCGGCGGTTGACACGGCTGTATATCTTCTTGTTCATCTTCCGGCGCTCATCCGACTGCGACTTGAAGCGCTCGAAGTCGGTGATCTCGAACGTGCCGCCGTACTCCTTGAGCGTGCAGGTCACCTGCGAGTCGTTGGCGCTCAGTCGCGGCAGACGGCCATCGACGCCACGCTCCGGCAGCTCGCCGCTGAGGTCCGCCACGTCGAAGACGCAGCTCGCGCCGTTCGTCATGCTCTCCTCGACGCAGCGATCCATCAGGATCGATTCCGTCTGCGCGAACCCCTCGACGAACTCGGTTCGATATTTGATTGCTTCGCCCATAGCCATGGTTTGGCCTCCTGAGTTGGCGATTGTCCTTTCTCGGTGCCGTTGGCCAGGTGACTGCGGGGCCGCGCCGCGGATGACCTTGCGGGTCCGCGCACGGGCAGTGCAGGGCTAAGCGTCAGGCTTGTTTCCTGCGGGTGCAGGGGATGGGGCACCGGACGATGCCCGCACCGCTGAACCCGGTCAGCGCTTCTGGATCGGCTCCCCCGTCCTCGGATCGATCTCGCCGCGGGCGACCATCAGATCGAGGATGCGCTCGTACTTCTTCTGGTTCTCGGGCTGATTGTAGCGGGCCGGATCTTTGCGCCGCATCTCGTCGAACTCGCGCCGCTGCTCGGCGAGGCTCTTGCCGCCGCTCTCCATGCCTCCAGCCTCGATGCGATCACCAAACCCGGTCTTGAGGCCGTACTCGACCATCAGGTTCATGAATGCCGGATGCGACGCGAGCTTCCCGCCGCCGGGCAGTCGAGCGTTGAGGATCGCCGTGCGGACATCGGCGTCAGGCACGATCTGCTCGAACGCGGCATTGGCCACGGAGAGATACTGCTCGGCATCCTTGCCGTGCTCCTTGTCGAAAGCAGCGCGGCCTTCCTTCTGCTTGGCGTTGTCGAGCTCGTTCAGCATCTGCTGATTGGCGGCCTGGGCGCGGAAGAACGTGTCGGTGATCTTCTGCATCACCGGGGCCGCGACGTTGAGACCGTGCATGCCGGATGCCAGCTCGCCGAGTGCGGCCTTCTCGACGTTAGACATCTCGTAGCCGTCCGGGGCCTTGATGCCGTAGCCATCCAACGTCCCGGCGTCGGGCACGTTGTTGGCCTTGCGCCATGCGGCTTGCTGCTCTGGCGTTCCCTTGTCGGGGAATGCGCCACCCTCGGCCCGCTTGGAAAGCTCGCCCTTCTGGCGTGCCCAATCCTTGGCGAACTCGCCGGCAGACTTCCACCGGGACAGTTCGCCCATCATCTTCTCGTCGCCCTGAGCCAGCAGCTCACGCCACTGGTCGAACTGGACGGGAGACGCCGGCGCCCGGTCGTTGGCCGGCGCAGCCTGACCCGATCCCCCTATGCTAGGTGCGCTCGACGGCGCGGGCGGCGCGGTTTCTGGATTTGGTGCGCTCGACGGCGGCGCGGGCGGCGCTGACGACGAAGTTGGGGCCGGTGCCGTTGCTGCCAGCATTCATGTCCTCCGGTTGGCAGATGCGCTCCATCGGGAGCGTGAGAGCGTTCTGGATCTGCCGCGCGACCCAGCGGCGGCCCTCCATGAACGCGGTGAGATCGGGTGAGCCTGGAACGAGGCTCGAGCCGTTGACGCGGCCGAGAACCTCGACGATGTGCTTGACCACGCGGCGCTGCGTGTCGGCATCGGCTTGGCCGTGCCACATCGCGTGCAGGTCTTTGAATTCGGCCCGCGGCCAGACGTAATCGGGCAGGTCGTTCATCAGACGGGTGCCGGCATCAGCGGATACCCAGGCTCAGACGCGACGGGAATCTCGCTCGCCGCCTGGGCTGCGTTCACACCGCTGTCGATCAGCGGCGCCATCTCCTTGGCCTGCATCAGTGCGGATTGCTGGGCATTCGCCTGCATGCCTGCCTGCACGGACCTCTTGGCTTCGCTCTCATCGAGCAGCCAGCGTGCGGCGCCGATCGAGATCGCGCTCTCGCGGAACCCCTTCTCGACGTTGATCTGCTTGAGCGTCGGCGACTGCGCAGCGGCCGCCTCGAGGGCCGCCCACGCCTGGCCGAGCGTGGACAATTCGGCCGCCTGCTGTGCCCGCTGCCGCTCGATCATCTCGGCCAGCGGGTTGTCCCACTGGTAGACTATGCCCTGGTCGCGCAGCTCGTCCGGAGCCTCGTCCGGATCGAAGTACCCGATGTGATCGAGCACCGCGTCTACCTCCTCGAGCACGGCCTCGTTGTAATCCGACTGCATCGGGGCAAACAGCGGCAGCGCGGCGCGGACGTATTCGTCGATGTGGAACTGCACCTCCAGCGTAGACTTCGAGTTGCGCGTGTCCGGCATCCGCAGGATGTCGAGATAGAATGCCCGCGTGATCTGGCGCTCGGTGCGCATCAGCGCCTCGGCTCCGATGCCGACGTTCTTGCCCATCGCCAGCGGGCGGAGCGGATCGCCGGTGCGCTCGTCATACGAGCGGTCGATCCAGGTCACGCCGTTCGGCTTCAAGTCGATGGCACCGCGGATCGCATCGGACGTGGCGACGAGCGGCGGGTTCGCGGCCTTCTCGGCCGCATCCATGATGGCAAGCGCCTGCTGCTGGATCAGCCGCGCATCCGGCAGCGCGATCGTCGTGGCCGGGCTGATCGCGTAAGGTGTGTGCGGGAGGCGGACCCAAGACGCGACGACGTAGCGGAACGTGCTCTGCTCGCGCTCGCGGATCACGCACTTGTTGTCCTCGTCGATCCAGACCGACACGAACCGCGCCTTGCTCTTGGGCGTCTTGCGGTAGGCATCGTATTCGTCGGCCGGGATGACCTCGTGCCGGATGGGGATTATCTGGTCCGGGTTCTTGTCGTAGGCCTCGCGCACCTTGTGGTGCACCTTGTCGCCGGGCTGGCGGAAGCGAGCGATCATGTTGCGGGCCGGTATCTCCTCCTTGCGGGTGAGGACATTGGCCTTGCCGTCGTCGCCGAGCGCCCAGACGCATTCCTTGACGTGGTACGATTTGACCCGAAGCTGGTCCATGGTCGCATTGAGGTCGATCGAGATCACCGCATCGCCGAAGTAGGCGAAGAATTCGTCGGCCATCGTGAACGCACGGTGCGCCCCGGTGCTCCTGTCGAACAGGATGCGCATTTTCTGGCGTGACCGCCAGTCGAGGTAATCGCGCACGGCCCGGTCGTTGTTCAGGTCATCGTCGTGCGTACGGTCCCAGAACCACTGCTTGCCGGCCGGGCGCAGCATCGAGCCGACCTGCGCCTTGAAGTCGCGGGCGAGCAACAGCGGCGTGCCGTCGAGCAAGTGCGAGGCGAAGTCCTCGCCCCATTGCAGCGGGCTCATGAAGCTCGCATGCCACGGGCAGAAGTGCCGAGCGACCTCATCGCGGAAGCTGTCGAGCTGCTGGCGGGCTGAGAAGCGGGCGTCGCCGCGCTTCAGAAGCTCGACCGCGTTGGTGTCGGACATCAGCCGAGCGTCTGCCTCGTGTAGGCGGTGTCACCCCCGCCGGCACCGCCGGTAAGGTTGGCAGCAGCGCGGCCACGCTTGTCGCCGAACGCCTCCAGCATCTTGCGACGGAGCGCGGCAGCTACATCGGGGTCCTCGGTCTGCGGCACGCGCAGCGGAGCGGGCGGCTTGGGCGGCGGGGCCGGCGGCGGCGGGGCTTCCTGCTTCAACGGGTGTACCTCCTCATCTGGGGTCGGGAGACTTGGACTTGTGGCATGAACTGCACGGCGAGAGACGACATATCCGCCATCGGCACGGGTGCCGCAAACGTCATGGCGAGGGCGTCACCGTAATCAGGGCTCGGCAGTCCGCGCGCCTTCATGTCCTCTTTGCGCTCGAGCTGGATGCGGGATTGCGCGTCGAACTTGTAGAGCGGGGACAGGATGTCATCGACAAGCTCGGCCTCGTTCGGAATCGAGCCGCGCGTCTTGAGCCATTCCTTCATCAGCGCCCACATCTCGGCGCGGCGATTGACGTAGCGGCGGTCGTCGATGGGCTTTGAGCCGGCGTTGACATCGACGACCTTGTAGCCGAGTTCGCGCATGCGGTCGACGACGCCTCCGCCAACGCCAGCACCGTCGATGAAGATCGTGTCGGGCCGCCATTCGTTGGCCTCGGCCGCAACATGAGCAGCCGTCTGCATCGTGTCGACGCCGCGCCAGGCCGTGATCTTGTGCACGCGGTTTCCGCGACGGATCAGCAGAACAGTGCGGTCATCACCGAAGCGGGCCACGTCGAGGCCGAACACCACGGGGCGGCTCTGGCCATCATCCTCACGAGCAAGCGCCGTATCCACCTCCTCGTTGAGGATGAACTGCGTCACATCCGGCTCGTGGAACGAGCACTCGAATTCCTGCCGATACTGCGCATCGGTCATCGAGTCGCGAGCGGCCTGGAGTTCGCCGTCCGGCAGAAGCCCGGTCTCCGACGCCTTCAGCATCAGCGTGAACCAGTCCGGCGACTTCTGCGCCAGACGCCACACCTCGTAGAACGCATTGCGGCCCTTCGGCGTGCCGACGAATACGCCCCACCCCTGGCGGTCAGCGAGGGCGGGGCGAAGGATTTCAGGCCAGAGCGCCGGGTTGATCTGCGCCGGCTCGTCGAGCACCACGCCGTCGAGGTAGATGCCGCGAAGACTGTCCGGGTTGTCTGCACCGTAGAGCTTGACGCGCCCCTTGTTCGGGAGATCGACGCGAAGCTCGCTCTCGGTGATGCTCGCTCCGTACTGCATGAGCGGAGCAACGCCCTGGCGCAAGTAGGTCCAGGCAATATCCTTGGCCTGCTTGTAGAAGGGGGCGATGTAGGCGAATCGCGGATTCGGCTTGCCGCACAGGGCCGCGCCCTTGATCAGATCGTTGACGCTGGCGACGGTCTTGCCGGCGCGGCGATGGCAGACGAGCGCGGCGAACCTCGTCTTGCGATCGTGAAACGGAATGAACTGCTGACGCGGGACATACGGCAAGGTGACGACTGTCACTCAGGCTTTCCCCATGTGATCGTAAGCGATACCGGGTTGTCCTTGTCCCCGACGACCGTCATGGGGAGCACGCGACCCAGGAGCGCACAGAAAGCCTTGGTGTCGGTCTGGGCTACCTCTTGCAGATAGGCAACCCCACCCTCCCGGCCGAGGGCGTCGAGGATCATAGCCTTGAGGTCGCCGCTCAGCTTGTTCGGCACGCCCGCCTTGCGGCCAGCGCCATGCCGGCGCCCGCCGTGCTTCTCGGAACTTGATTTACTTGATTGATCGCGTACTTTTTCAAGTTGCTGCATCACCTTCACTCACGCTGCGTTGAGCGCCCTTGCGAGTTCCTTCCAGGAGATTGAAGGCTTTGCCGGCTCCTTGATGCGCTCGATGGTGTGGACGATCTGGGCTTGCGGCTTCGCGGTGTGCTGCGGCTCCATGCTGTCGTCCTCGCGGCGGTTGCGGTAGAGGCCGGCGACGAAGAAGCAGAGCGCGGGCAGCCCGGTGCCGGCGAGCGCCATGGCGACGTTGATGGCGGCGTTCATGGTGTGCTCGGTCGTCTCGGACGCCTTGATGGTGCCGGTGCGCATGAGCGAGACGGTCTGGGCGTAGAATCCGTTCTGGTGATCGACCGTGGAGACCTTGTGCTCTGTCGACGCGGCCTTCTCGCGGGAGGCGTCGACCAGACGCTGCGTGGCCTCGATGCGCTTGGTTAGGTCGGTGGCCTGCTCGACGGTGGCGATGCGATTCTCGAGCGCGTTCGCCTCGTCCTGGAGCCGCTCGCATTCCTTGCCGCATCCGGCCTTGCGGCCCCTGTTGCCCTTCTTCTCGTCCTCGATGCGGGTGCGCAGCGTGGCAAGCTCACCGCGCAGGCCGTCCGCCTTGACGGTGGCGGCCCATGCGTTGTCGGCCTGGAGCTTGGCGAGCTGGGCCTGCCACATTTTGAGGTTGGCGCGATGGTCGGCGACCTGCTCGCGGGTGTCGTCATAGCGGGTGTTCTGGACCTTGGCCTCGGTGATGTTGGTGCCGCGCAGGCCGGCGGTGTAGCCGGCGTGACTTCCGAACTCGATGGCGAGCAGCGGCACGGCGATGAGACCGAGCACGAGGCCCATGGCCTTGCTCTCGTGGTTCCACTGGTCGCGGGCGGCGTCGGGCAGGAACGCGGCCACGAGGCTGAGGCAGCCCAGGAACGCCGCGTGCTTGATGCTGACGGACCA